AGAGACAGTACAAATATGTCTGCCTCCCACGATTCTCTCTCATCTTCCCGTGCAGCCGACTCTTCGTTGAGTAAGGCAGCAAAGAAGGAAACACCTGAGTCGGAAGCGATGTCAACCCACATTGCGCAGCTCTCCTCTTCAATCGAAGAGATCAGGCTGCGTAGTGTTGTGCGTAGAAACGCTCCTGGCCTTTTGCGACCCCCGGGAATACCAGAGTTCGACAGGCCTGTCGATTTGCCCAGGGACGTCACGATGTACAATTCGTGTCCCCCCCCTGACCTGTATGGTGGCCAAGACCTTGACCATACCGACTCCGCTCCTTCGGGAAACGGGTCGGGTTCGCATCTCCCGGCAAAAGATGCCTCGTCAGTCACTGGCGCGATTACTACCAAGAGCACCCCGAACGTCTCCTCCACCTCAGCGGTGAAGAGGGGCGTATGGCCACCGCAACGTTTGAGTGCGACTGTAACGGTCACACCCGCTGGTCCAGCCCTCTCACCGAAGAAGGCTGTAACCAAGAAGCGTACAGAACGTGGACAGACTTCTTCTTCGTCCGACAAGGAGAAGGTCACGAGTGTGAAGGTGGAGCCGACGAAGGCGGAGAAAACCTCCAAGTCGAAGGCTCGCCGCGATCGCAACAGGAAGACGAAAGCCAAGGAAGGAAAAGACGGAAAACAGTCCGCTCCTTCCCTGGAAGAGACCAGCAAGTCTGGTCCAGCCGCTGAAACGACGGCAGACGCCCCCCCTTCTAAGGGTAAGGGCGACGGCGATGAGAGTTCGCCCATCGTGGCGGGAGAGACGGTCTCTCCTGCCCCCGCCCCTGTGGAGGGCGTGACAAAACCCACATACGAAGAGGACCTGGCCGCAGACGTGCTTTCATGCACTATGCCCGACGGTTCGATCAGTGCACCAAAGATCATGGCGGCCATGAGAAAGAGACACATATCTTTCGATACCCGCGACTATATGGTGCCGGCTGACGAACAGACGGCAGAGTTGTACGGATTACAACCCGACTTGTCCCAACCCTACAACGAGCACTCGAATGCTAAGTGCATGCGGTTTCAGGCCGTATTGCAGTGTTTGAGACGTGGCAACGCGCTTAGAGATGACAACATCTACGACGCGGGCGCATCATCGGTCTTGAAAGAGGTCACTCACCAATCGAGGAGGTTCTACGAGCCCCTAAGGTACGAGAGTGATACGAACAAGGCATTCCTAGTCGACCCTCTGTCGCTAACCCTTAAGGATTACGTTGACATATTCAACAAGCTTTCCGGCCCTGAGCCGGATCGCCGCGTGTATGCCGTCGTAGCTATCCCGACCGGCTCCTGTGGAGTCGTCGGAGGCTCACCTTACGTTTTCGACGAGGCAACCGGCAAGTACGATATTGCAGCCGACAACCACACTCATTACCACCACCGCCCATTTATCCTCCCCGGGGGAGCGGTGTTCCATTTGCCGATAATGTCGAGCGAAGAGGACCAGCAATGGTTCCTCCACAGCTCGTTTGACACCACGGTTTTGGATCGCCGCATGGGTGGTAGCCCGTACTCACTCATCTCTCTGTTCCTTTCGAAGGCCCCTGGGATGAACTTACCCGCTTCCAAGTGTCAACGTAGCATGACCACCACAATCGCAGTTCCGAGAAGCTTCATACCTTTCCGCCCGTTCCCGACGGAAGTACAGGTGCTATTGGCACCGTACTTCGCGTACAAGACATCGGCGGCCATCAGAGTTTCCGGTTTTCGGCTTGTCACCCATATTACAAATGAGGTACAGTCACATTGCGCCAAATCCCCCCTCTTCACCCGGTTCCAGCAGGAATTCCCCGTTCACGCGGCTGAGCTCGTCGAAAACACAACTTTTGCACTGTCAACTGTTGCTCGTACCGATGGGATCAACCGTTACGCGGAGTTAGCCGCTGCCGCCGCCACCGCAGACACCACTCTGCGCGACTCATACATGAATCGACATCAGACCTATAGCTGGGCTGCTGGTTCGATTGCCGTATTTCTCACGATCGCTCTCTGCGTCGTCCTCTTCATCCAGAACAAACCGGCCGTTCGCGCCGAATGGTTCGACCACACTACAACCCTAGACCAGGTGAATTGCTTCTTAGCTTCTTACCTTAGGGGGACCATATTTGATTATGTGGACCTGCAATTTTGTGGCACGAAAACCTCTGTTCTTGATTTAGTTGGGTACACGACCTTCACTGCCATCATCTTATCTTTTGTGTGCATACAAACCCTGTATTACCTACTCCGTAGGGAGGCGGGGGGATTGGCCTCTTACCCTGTCTCGTCGGCTATTGTCGAGGAGATAGTGTTCTGGCTTCTTCCATGGCACATGTCCCTTCTCGCACGAGTTTTACTTGTAAGTTACTATTACTACAAGGGTTACTATGCACCTGCCGTCGTCCACGTTCTGGCCTACTTTTTCTTCCCGATACACGTTGTTTGGAATGTAATGGTGGGGCCTGTCCGCACGTCGGCCCTTGCTAGTTCTCGCACGGAACGGTTCATGGCCACATACAAAACGATGCCGATGTCTCTGTCGATATGGTCCGAGAGCGGACCTTTCCCTTTGGGAGCCTCACTTGCTAGCCAGCACGGGTATGTCGACATAAGCAAACTCGACCCTGAGGCACGTCTGAAGATCAAATACAACGGCAAAACGACCAAACCCGAGGACATCCCTGACGACCCGACAAGCTTCCACCTTTCCCCTTTGATAGCCCACAACGGCATGACTTTTAGCATAACCCCAGGTGCCAAGTCTGTTGTTTCTGCTGCCGTTAACAGGACCGCCGCGCTCGTACTGAACGACTGCGACGATGAGTGGGTGCTCGAGGCCGCACATGATCTCAGCGAACAGCTTGCACCACATGTCGAAGAATTAGTGCTCGATCCCAATGCCTACCTTCTCTCCAACAACAAGAGGCGGGTTAATGAGATGAGCGCGAATGAGGAGCGCATATCAAGGGGCGAAATCCCCGACTCCCATACCACCGGCGCCATCATAGTCGGTGCGGACGATGGGACAACCTACGTGGCTGGTATACCGAAAGCTGGGTCAGCGCCGATGGGCGAGACTCAACCTATTAAGTTATCCTGTGTTGGCGGCGTCTGCCGCATGTCTGGAGTCAAACCGCGGATGATTGCCGCAGTGTCCACCGTCGTAATATACGTATTGTCGGCGGCGTTCACACCACTGGTCGACGTCTTCAAGACGGCGATCACAGCCGAGTGTGGTCAACCCCGCTCTTTTCGGTTCCAAGGCGAGCATGGTCCTATCATGCTTGCAGTTTCTTTCGCCTCAGGTAAGAGGGCTCATGAATTGTCTCAATGGGCCAACCAGGTGCTTGCAACGAACTACGAAGATCAGGGTGACTTCACATCATTGGAGGGCGCTGTCTCCATACACCTCATACTGATGGGCGACGACATGTTAGCGTTGGCCGTTACACACACCGGCCCCACGGCTGGTACCCCCATGTGGCTGGAACTGGACTACTCAATGTATGACCAAACCCAGCGAGACGGTCTGTTGCAAGCAGTGGACGTCGTGTACGAATGCCTAGGCGTCCCAGGAGACTACATCCGCGCCAACGCCGCTGTGCAAGCCCTCCCGATCAAGTTCAAATCGAAGGAGCTACAGCTGACCGTACACGGTCGTTCGAAGAGGGTTCGTCCCTCCGGCGCATCAGACACCACCATAGGGGGCTCAATTGCCAACCTAATAGTCAACTTCGCTGTCTTTCGCTCTGTTGACTGGGCTGCTCGTCAGTTTGATATCCACAACTCTTTGCTTAAGGCATACGCGCGTGCGGGGGTCACCCCAAAACTCAAGATACATCAATACATCGGACAAGGCTCGTTCCTCAGGGGGCGCTTTTATGATTGTTACGACGGTACGGTTTCTTGGGCCTGGTTCCCCAGCGCAATTGCAAAGGTTACTAAAGTGCTTTCCCCCCTCAAAACCGAGAGGGAGGTGTCGATGATGGGGCGTGCCATGCGCCTCAACATTGCCGCCGTAGGGACAAATGCTGAGTCATTGCCGATCTTGGGCGCTCTCATAAGGGCGTATGATCGGTGTTGTCCAGACGACGATGGGATTGTGAACCCCTCGTTCGAGAATTATCGACCTTCCATGGACGATGTAGCACAAATCGACACATTGGCCGCGTATACGTGGGCTTGTGAGCACTACCAATGCACCATCTCGGAAATCTTCGAGGTGGAGGCACTGCTGGACTCCATACCCCGCTTGCCGTGGCTCATCGGACATCCACTGTTGTGGAAGATGATGAGTGTTGATTACGCTTAATCGGAAGTCGATAGGGGTGCAGCACGCCACGGGGTTATACGTGGCAAAGACGGGTGGGCAGCTGCACACACAGGGTACTCTGGGGAGTACAAACACATACCAAGCTGAAGAGCTACATATATAAAACACTATATCAACAAACCACTCATGTTGCAGAAAACTCAAGATGTCATCCAAGAAGAAAGTAACGGTAACCAAAGCCCAGCTCCGAGCCCGTGCAAGAGACTGGGACGCCATTCACTCTCAAGATGGCAATTCCAACGGACCTACAGGCCCAGCCATGGTGCCAAAGTCAGAACTCGACAAGGTCAAAAGGCAATTGGCGACCGTGAACAAAAGGATGGATGCGTACGGACCGCGTCAGGACAAATCGGCTCAGTTTGTGCCCGCCAAGGGTGCGGGTGCTCTGCCGTCAATGGTCCTAACTAAGTGCGCCAAGCTGTTCGCCAATGCGGTGATCAACCCTTTCGATGCAAAGACAGGTGCCTGTGTTCCAGACAGCACCAACGAGATGACTAAGAGGACCAAGTATTTTACGAGGGGTTCTTTCGCTGCTGGGACGAACGGAGAGGGGTGGATTTACATCGACACTCGCGCTGTTGGCTTGAACGATCGGGATTGCATCATGGCAACCGAATCGACCTCATCCTTCACCGCGTTAGATGCGTCCGCCATCGCTCCCGTCGTCTCAACTTATGCGATGGAAAACTCCGAGTTCAATGTCCAGTCCTTGTCCGAACCCCTTCCACCCAACCCTGGGGTCAATGCGCGAAGGCGCATCGTCTCCCTCGGTGTGCGGACGAAGGCCACAGGAGTACAGATCAATCTCGCCGGTACCATTGTTGGAATCAGCGAACCAGACAACATCAACATGGACGATTTTACATTCTCAGATCTCGAGGGATACCAAGCTGCCACTCCTGTTGCGGTCACTGACGCGCGGGACTGGGTCTCGCTGTTGTATGTCCCTAAGGATGAGGAAGATCTTAAATTCGAGAAGCCAGACGCCACCCTTCTTCCAAGGATGGCTTTCATGGTCAAGGGAGCCGAACCCGGAGCGTCGTTTGCCTTTGAGGTCACCGTCCACCTTGAGTGGACAGGAACCCTCGGAGACACCGTCCCCTCTGAGAACGACCCCGTTGGCTACGGAGCTGTCCAGACGATCAGAGTTAAGCCCGAGTATATGGGCGGTAGGTTGCCCGAGAAGAGTGTACAACATACTCAAGCCACATTCCTTGAGAGAGTCGCCAAGGCGACCATATCGGGAGTAAGTGGGATCAACAAGTTTGTGCACGATCACGGAGCTCAGATAGCAGGCGGGTTTGCCACCCTAGCCGCGTTTTTGTAATTTATGTAAGGCAAGTGTATTTATAAACCCAGGGAACTTCTAGTCTCGCCACCGCCCGTAGAACGGCGGTCTAGAGTGAAAACCCAGGGCCCCTCTGACGGAGTGGGCCCGACCCGA